TGGAATCAGCATTAGGATTCTTTTGATATTCATCTACAATGGTCTTTGCTCCACTACATCCAAGTTTAAAAGCATAGTGTGACGCGATCCGTGGTTCTTGCTGAGAATAATCAAAACTACCCCATGTCTCTCCTTCTTCAGGTAAAAATAATCCTCGAATTTGTTTTTTAATTTCTTTATTGCGTGAAGGCAATTGTTGTAAATTAGGATTAGAATAACTTAACCTACCTGATACTGTTCCTGATTGACCATCTCTCATCTGATGGATACTTGCATGTATTCTTCCTGTAGATCCATGTTTAATAATAGTATCAAGAAAAGTAGACTGTACTTTATTTATTTCCCTTGCACTTTGAATTTTTTGAGCAATTGGATGTTTATGGTGTAATAAAAAATCTTTCGTAAAGCTTGGTGCATTAGTTTTTTCTGTTCTTGGATAATCTATTTTAAGTTTGTCAAAAACTTTTTGAATTGAGTTTGCAGCCCAAATATCAACTGCAATCCCCGTGTCCTCCAATATACTACTAAGTATCTTTTTCTCTGTATTCTTAAAACTTTTTTTATAATTGCTTGCTTTCTCAACATCAACTTTTACTCCTTTTTTAATCATGTTAAAAATAATAGGAATTAATTCCATTTCTAATTTATAAACACTTGTTAAACTTTCTTTTTCTATAATTGGCCTCATATGATGATATAATCGTAAAGTTAAGTCAGCATCTTGTTCAGCATATGTCCCAACAAAAATAGCAGGTAGTTTATACATTTCACTTTTAGGGTTAACTCCAAATTCTATAGCTGCTTGTTTTAATAAATTCTCATCTTTGTATTCACCTAACATATCTTTACCAACAGCATTTAATGCATAGGAGAATTTATTTTCATTAATGATAGGAGCCATGATCATTGTGTCAACAATTGGTCCTTTAATATCAATTCCTTCTGCATAAAGCCAACCTAAATCATAAAGAGCATTATGAGCTACTTTTATAGCATCATTTTGCATTAATTTTTTAAACCATGCCATAACGCGCCTACAATCCCAATTGAAGCCATTTTCGTGTCTTATGGGGTAATACCCCTTCCAACCATCTACAGCGACAGCCACACCTATGATATGACCTTTTTTTATTGTCCACCCTGGACCATTGGTCTTTAATTCAGGATCATATGTCTCTAAATCAAATGCAATGACTTTTGCGTCGGATAAATCAGGTAACTCATGCGGAGGTACCCATTCTGATTGTGTGAATCCAAAATTATGTTGCATTATTTTTTTCCTTTTATATATTCTGCTGTTTCTCTTCCTCGTTTTTCACCCTCTGATTCAAACGATTTGTCTTTCGTGGTTCGTGCTTCAATTTCTCCAGCTATACAAGCATAAGCTGCCATATCAATATAACTATCTTTTTTATGTTGATTCATGAGACGTGCTACTTTTACCAAAGCCATACAGATAGCAACATCATGTGCTGTAATTTTTTTCTTTAAAAATATAGACCAGAAGTCTGCAATGTTTTGATGATTTTTTAATTTGTCTCCGTAGTCCGTTTGTCTATCACCACCAATTAATTTCTTTGCTTCATCTAAAAGTTCTTGCGATATCATATCAAATAACCGGCTGCTGTTGATGCTTCTACAATATATAAATTTTCTTTAGCTCTAGTAAAAGCCACATAAAAAACTCTATGTTCATCATCAGGATTTTTAACATAAGCTCTATAAACTAATTTACCAAGATCCAATAAGACAACAACATTATCACATTCACCACCTTTAGCTTGATGTATAGTTGATACACGAATTCTTGGTTCACCTTTTATATCTTCTCCTATTCGCTCTAATCTTCTTAAATAAGCAATATCAAACTCAGTAATCTTATCCATTACCTCATGCCATTCTCCATCTACAAGAAGACCATGATCTTTTTTCAAATCTTCTAAGTTAAATAAAGATTCTTCATCTTTTCCTTTAAATGTTTTACCTCCTCTTTTAATACCTGTACCTGATTTAATTTTATTATATAAATTTTTTACCTCTAATAAAGATATAGGAGTCCCATTTTTTAAACGTCGCCAAGTATCAATAGCATCTAAGGTGGAAGGAACAACGGGTCGATGTTCTCCTCTTCCATACCATAAACCACTATCTTTTAAAAAAGACTCTATTTCTTCATTTCTAATTTTTTTTGTTCTACCTAATATTAACCAATTACCACTAGATAAATCCACATGTTTTAAGTCAGCTACTTGATTAATTTTTCCTTCCTCCTCTTTAGGTTCCCAAACTTTTTCCCTTCTGTTTCTAACTTTGGAAATAATACGATTAGCTAATTCATAAACAGTTTTTGGGCAACGATAAGACTTATTAAGCACTGTAACATTTCCTTCTAAGTTAATAAAACGATCAACATCAGCACCTGACCAACGAAAAATAGCTTGATCATCATCTCCAGCTATATAAGTTTGTTTACTATTTTTAATTAATTTATCTACCATATTATATTGTATTCGAGGCATATCTTGTGCTTCATCAATAAAAAGAACATCAAACTGTGTACTAAACGTGTCAGTAGTGTAATTGACAATCATATCCGTAAAATCAAATAAATTATTTTCTTTCTTATAATCAATAATGCATCGATTAAGATAATCTAATTTAGGCCAATTAATTGTATGATCCCCCCTATTCCATGCATCTTCCAAAGAAATATCTTGTAATCTAGACATATTAATTAAATTAACAAATTTATGATTAGAGTTAGAATAAATTGAATCATCATTTGTATCAAAAACTAAATCAAAACCTATAAGACTTGATAATTCTTTCCAATGTTTAGATTTCATTAAATTATTTCTATCAACAGGGAGGCCTCTATAGGCAAAACTATGTAAGGTTCTAAAGTGAACTAAATCATCTTTACTTGCTTGAAATTTATCACGAGCTCTATCTCTAGCTTCATAAGCAGCTTTCTTAGAAAATGAAAAAAATCCAATTTTATCCCAAGAAACACCTTGTTCTTTTTTCTGCCTACAAATATCTAAAAGCTTAGTGGTTTTACCTGTGCCTGGTGGCCCTAAAATTATATTAATCATAAAGGTATATCCACTTCATCTATATTTTCTCCTCCTAATACTTGATCTTCTTTAGTAACCTTATTATTTTTAATATTAATTGGAATAGGAATCTCTACTAGAGATCTCTCGAAAGCAGGGATAACCCAAGCTCGTGTTTGTATTTTTCTAACTGCTACAGTTATATTTTCCCCACCTATATCTTTTAATCGTTGGACAATCCACACACGTTGAACTTTAAAATTCTTACTATTCTCTAGCCATTTAGATAAATCAACTAAACGAAAATATGTTGGAATAGATTTAAAAGTCGTTTCATTCTTTTTAAATTGTTTAATATTCTCATCATCAGTAAAAGATTTTTGCATTTCTAATTCATCTATAGAAAAAGAATCTCCTCTTGATAAACAAAATTCTTTTAAATAATCTAAAAATTCTCCTACCTTAGATACATCAGAAGGAACCTCATCTATCTTAATTTCTTCAAATAACATAGCAACTATCTCTTCCCAATCATCGGCTTTAACTTTAGGAACATAAATTTTTAATTGTTCTCCTACCATTTTTCTAAACAATGCATGAGCATATAAAACACCTAAATCATTAAACTCTACTCTTTTATCACCTACATTTAAAAACCAAATAGGAGGTATACTATCTAAAACTGATAACTCGCTATAGGTTGGATGATCAGCCGTTGAATGACCAATTCCATGTTTTCTTAATTTACATAAAGCTTTTTGACAAACAGAAGAAATAGGAGGTTCTTTACAACGATAAAAATATTTAAAGTCACCATCTGGTTTTTTCTTCCCAATTTGTTTTTGTAATGTAGTTACTTCAGTAGCATTTAAAGGAGGATCCATATAATTTCTGTTATAGGCCTCAAGTAAATCTTCCCAATCATCAGGATTAGCCTTACGATAAAAAACTCCAATATTAAGTAATCCATTATTTCTTGTTCCTTCGGGGAAACCTTGTGTAGTTAATACCTGCAAGCATGGGGGGCCATCCTTTATGACTTCTTGTTCTACCTCGATTGTGATTTTACTAATATCATCACAAACATATTTGTCATATAAGTCAAAGAACTCGTCAAGAGAAGCACCCTCACCATTGTCAAGAAACGCGTACCGTGTCTCGCCATGATAAGGAAGGTTCAACCATGAACCTGAGTCTTTTTCATTGGCTAGTTCTGTTTGTTTAGGGAAAACTTCTGTATTTGCATATCCGATGTAAGAAGCAATCTCTTTAAGTTTTTGTTGGAAGATAGCTGCTGATTGTGGATTTTTGGAAAAAAGAAAAATATGTGCACCAAAAGATTTGGATGAACACATTATTAATGGTAATTTATATTTTCGTATTTTGGATAATATTTTTTTGTGATCTAGGGGGTATTCGTCAATATCAATACATCCCCAAGTACAAGTGGCATCGTCACGAATGGGAACTATGCCAAGAGCAGGCATCTTTCCATCAAGATGGTCTAAATACATTTGCAATGTCGGTGGTTCGTGTTTCGTGAACATTTTGCCATCTCGTTTTCCATTCAGCTTAGTTTCTGAATAACGATACTCTCCATGAACCCGGTCAAGACCTGTGAATATATGTTTAAATTTTTCTGCTTTCATAAATATAAATAATAATTAGGGGCATAAAATGTGAAGATTATGCCCCTACTCTAGGGTAGTAGAGTAATTAAGATCCTAAAATGTTAGTATCCGCATTAGGAGTAACATCTTTAATATCTTGATCAGTATCATTTAAAGCTTCTGGTGTTGGATCAATTGATCCAGAAGTCACAAGCTCATGAAAACTTTTAGCTTCTTCCACCAAGTAAGATGGATTTTTTAAATCATTAACAGATTTCTCTAAAACAATTTTCCATCCCCACCAATCATTCTTTTTATTTTGCTCTTGTATACCTTCCATTTTGTATACATTGGCAAACATAGGAGGAGTGAATAGTGAACCGTTAGGTAATTGAATTTTTTGATTCATCATCATTGTATTCCAATAACGAGATTTCTTATATTGAGTTTTCTGCATAATAATTTG